GGCCGAGCGCGCCGCCGCTTCCTCGGCGGCGACGCGCTGCAGGTGGCGCTTGGCGGGGCTATCGGCCATTGGCTCAGTCCCCGACCTTGATGTTCTCGACCACCGCGCCACGGCCGTAGTCCTCGACCACGTAGTCGTCGTTGGACGATTCGAAGTTGGCGATGCGGTTCTTCTGCGGCTGTTCCTGAATGTAGCGGCGGCGACCGCCGATCTGCCAGTACAGCGACAGGTTGTCCAACGAGGTGACCACCAGCGCGTTGGGCGGCATGAACGGAACAATGACCGGCTGCAGGCCGCCGATGCGCTTGGTGCCCAGGACCAGGTCAGCGGCCAGCTGTTCGGTCGGTGCGTTGTCCTTGTCGATGATCGGGAAATACTTGTCGAACACCAGATCGCGGCCCAACACCACGACAAGGCCCGGATCTTGCTGGTGCCACGGATCGATCAGCGACGACACCACGTCCATCACCAGCGAATCGAGGTTCGCATAGTCCCGCTTCGCCTTGTCGGTACCGCCGATCTGCACGACGCCATCGGCCTTGCCCTTCGCCATGACGCGCTTGGCGGAGTGCTCGCGGTACTTCTGCAGCCAGCCCTTGTTGACGTCCTGCAGCAGCGGATTGGTGGCGCGGTTGGTGGTCTTGGCAATGCTGGTGCCGTTGAGGCCGATCATGATGCGATCCAGTGCCTGGCGCTGGATGATGGAATCGCGCAGGAAGGTCTGGAAGTTCGGCTGACGCGCCCAGGCGTCAAGGCGTGCGTAGGGGATTGCCGTGTCGTAGTCAGTCTGCACGCACTCGTAGCCGAAGCTGTCCAGGGCGGTTACATCTGCCGGGGTACGTTCGGCGTTGCCGCTGGTGTCGGTACGGCCGGCGATGGTGCCGTTGACGCCGACGCCGATCTTTTCGCCCTTGAGGTCGATGACGCCGGGCATGTTGATCGCCGAGAGGAATGCGCTGCTCTGCTGGATGCGCTGTTCCATGGTCTGCTGCACGGACGGTTCAACCGAGAACGCCAGGCTGGCGGTCTCAACGTTGTTCAGTTCGGCAACCCGGCGGGTGAACTGGCTGAAATGGTTGCGGGTTTCGGTACGCATAGGGGTGCTCCGTGAAGTGGGGGCAGAAAGGGATCAGCAGTCGGTGGCGTCGCCGGCCTTGCTGCCGCCGGGGCCAGCGACCGGTGGGCGCTGCGCGAAGATCTGGGGCGTGCTGTCGAGCGTCTCGCGGACGGATGCAACCTGAGCGGAGAGCGCCTGCACTTTCGCGGTCAGGCCTTGGTTCTCTGCGGCGAGCTTCTCGATGCGGTCGTCCTGCGCTGCGAAAACGTCAAGCAACTGCTGGCCGAACTTGGCGGCATCGGTGTCGTCACCCTTCGGCTCGGGCGCGGCCGCTGGCCTGCCGAGCAGCCCGAAGCCCGAAAGCAGCACCGCCAGAGCGTTCTTGCGCGGCGCCGGCTGCTCGATTTCATCGAAGCTGATCTGCGCCTCTTCGGCGGCAGTGAACAGGTTGTCGGCGTCGATCTTGCGGCCGGCCAGCGGGTTCGCGTCCGGATGCTGTGCCGCGAAGGCGAGCATTTCGGTTCCCAGGCTTGCCGGGGTGTCGGTGACTGCCAGGCCCTGCAGATACGCCTTGCCGGTGTCGGCGAACTTCGGGGCAATCTCGATGCTGGTGTAGAGCTTCTGCTTGTCGTTGTTGACCATCGCAACCAGCGCAGGGGTGGGCTCGATCTGCGCGAACAGGGCCAGCTTCTTGACTCCACCCACGTCGACTTGCTCGGCCTTCACCGCCAGGACATCGCCGTACGCCTTGAACGGGCCATCAGGCATCAGGCTGCGCAGATGCTCCACCCAGATGCGGGCGCCATAAAGCTGCGGATCGTAGGAAGCCGCCATGTCCGCGATGTGCTGGCGCTCGATCACGCGGCCATCAGTGGTGGCGCCTTCGACGGCTACGCGGAAGAACTTCGAACGCAGCTTCTTGTTGTCAGTCTTGTTGGCCATATCGCCCTCTGCTGGTGTCTGTGCGCACCGGTTCTCGATGCGATGACCCATGGTCGATTGAGGGCGAATGCGCAGCAACGCGGTCTGCGTGTAACGCGCTGAACTACGTGGCCTTTCCATGTCGCGCGCGCGAGCGGGGCGGCAACCTGTTCAGGTGACCAGCGTAGCCGAACAACTTCACGTAGATCCACGCCGCCAAGCCAAGTTTCTGTACTGGATGGGCTGGCGCGTGTGCGACATCGCTTCGCTGATCGGCGAGAAAGAGAAAACGGTTCACAGCTGGAAAGCCCGCGACGAATGGGACCGTGCCGACACCGTCGAGCGCATTGGTGGTGCGCTGGAAGCACGCCTTGCCATTCTCATCCACAAAGAGGGGAAGACCGGCGGCGACTTCAAAGAGATTGATCTGCTGCATCGCCAGCTGGAACGACAGGCACGAATCCAGCGATACCAGGGCGGCGGCAACGAGGTCGACCTGAATCCGGCGGTCGCCAACCGCAACGCCAAGCCGAAGAAGAAGGCCCGCAAGAACGAGTTCAGCGAAGAAGAGGTCGAGCGCCTGCAAACCGCGTTCGTGGACGGGTGTTTCGACTACCAGCGCGATTGGCTCCGCGCCGGCAACGAGCGCACGCGCATCATCCTCAAATCCCGCCAGATCGGCGCGACCTTCTATTTTGCCCGCGAGGCACTGATAGATGCGCTGACCACCGGCCGCAATCAGATTTTCCTCAGTGCTTCCAAGAGCCAGGCGCACATCTTCCTCGGCTACATGCGCGGCTTCGTGCGCGAGGTGCTGGACCGCGACCTGACCGGCGACCCGATCACTCTGGCAAACGGTGCCGAGCTGTTCTTCCTCGGTACCAACGCACGCACCGCGCAGGGCTACCACGGCAACTTCTACTTCGATGAATTCTTCTGGACGCATGGCTTCAACCAGCTGAACAAGGTCGCGAGCGGTATGGCGATGCACAAGAAGTGGCGCAAGACGTACTTCAGCACGCCCTCCACGATGGCCCACGAAGCGTTCGATTTCTGGACCGGCGAGCGCTTCAACAAGGGCCGCCCGGTGTCCCAGCAGATCCAGCTGGACGTCAGCCATGCGCGGTTGATGGGTGGCCGCCGGTGTGAGGACGCTATGTGGCGCCAGATCGTCACCGTGCTAGATGCCGCCGGCCGCGGTTGCGATCTGTTCGACATCGAGGAGCTTCGCCGCGACTACAGCGCCGATGAGTTCGCCAATCTGCTCATGTGCGAGTTCGTGGACGATAGCGCCAGCATCTTCCCCCTCACCATGTTGCAGCCGTGCCAAGTCGACAGCTGGGTGGAATGGTCGGACGACTTCCGACCCTTGGCTATTCGGCCCTATGGGGATCGCCCGGTGTGGATCGGGTATGACCCGGCGGAAACGGGCGACAGCGCGGGCATCGTGGTGGTTGCACCTCCGCTTGTTCCCGGTGGCACGTTCCGCATTCTGGAGCGGCATCAGTTCAAGGGGATGGATTTCGCCGCGCAGGCGGCGTTTATCCGTCAGATCACCCAGCGCTATTGGGTGACCTACATCGGCATCGACGCCACCGGTATGGGTACCGGGGTGGCGCAGCTGGTGCGCCAGTTCTTCCCCGGCGTGACCACGTTCAGCTATTCCCCTGAGGTCAAGACGCGGTTGGTGTTGAAGGCGTTCGACGTCATCAAGAATGAGCGCCTGCAGTACGACGCTGGGTGGACCGATCTGACCCAATCGCTCTTGGCAATTCAGAAGACGCTTACCCCCAGCGGGCGGCAGGTGACCTATACCGCCGGTCGCTCGCGCACCACAGGCCACGCCGATCTGGCGTGGGCACTCATGCACGCGCTGCAGAACGAGCCGCTGGAAGGCGGCAGCGTCGCTCGCGGCTCCATGGAGATTTTCTAATGGCAGACATCGACGAGGGCGCGGTTGCGGCGCCCCCAGCCAATATCGAGGCATTCACGTTTGGCGACCCAACACCGGTCCTCGACCAGCGCGGAATCCTTGACTACCTCGAATGCTGGCGCAATGGCCGCTTCTACGAGCCCCCGGTGGATCTGCATGGGCTGTCGCGCACTACGCGGGCGAATCCGTATCTGCATAGCGGATTGACCTTCAAGCGCAACATGCTGGTGCGCACCTATCGCCCGCATCGGCTGCTTAGTCGTGAGGCGTTCGCGCAGCTGGCTCTGGACTACACCACCTTCGGGATGGCCTATGTGGAGCGCCGCCGTGCCCTGTCAGGTGTTGCGCACAGCCTGGCGATCCCGCTCGCTCAGTACATGCGGCGCGGGGTAGAGCAGGGCGAGTTCTTTCAGGTTCGCGCGGGCAGGATCGAACATGAATTCGCCGTGGGCGAGGTGTTCCAGCTGCGCGAGGCCGATGCGGATCAGGAGGTGTACGGGCTTCCGGAATGGATGCCGGCGGTTCAGTCCGCGCTGCTCAACGAATCGGCGACGTTGTTCCGCCGCAAGTATTACAACAACGGGTCGCACGCCGGTTTCATCTTGTACTTGACCGATAGTCAGCCCGAGGGTGGCGACGTGGACAATCTGCGCGAGGCGCTGCGACAGTCCCGTGGCCCTGGCAACTTCCGCAATCTGTTCGTCCATTCGCCGGGCGGTAGCAAAGATGGGTTGAAGCTGATCCCGGTCAGCGAAGTGGCGGCCAAGGATGAATTTACTGGCATCAAGAGCGTCACGCGTGACGACATGCTCGCGTCGTTGCGGACGCCGCCGCAGCTGCTGGGGATCGTGCCGCAGAACAGTGGCGGCTTCGGCTCGATCCGCGAGGCCGCGACGGTGTGGGCCGCGATGGAGCTGGCGCCGCTGCAGACGCGCATGACGGCCATCAACGAGTGGCTGGGCCAAGAGGTGATCCGGTTCGATCCGTTTGAGCTGGGAGCGGCTGCCTGATGGACGCGCGCGTGAATCTGCGGTGCGGCGACTGCGCCCGCCTGCTGGCGAAAGCTGCTGGACCGCATGACCTACAAATGAAGTGCCCGCGCTGCGGGTGCCTGAATCATATGAAGGCCACGAGCCTCTCCATGGATCGCCGCGAGCGACACCACGAAGAAGGCTCTACCAATGAAGAACGAACTGATCCACGGCGATGCGCTGACCGTCCTGCCGACCCTGCCGGCGGCCAGCTTCGACGCCCTCATCACTGATCCGCCGTATGCGAGTGGCGGCGTGCACGCCGCGTCGCGCCAGCAGGCGCCACAAGCGAAGTACATGCAAAGTGGCAGCGCCCAGCTGCACGCTGATTTCGTCGGCGATGAACGTGACCAGCGGTCGCACCTGGCGTGGATGCGGTTGTGGCTCGCTGAATGCAGTCGCGTGCTGAAAGACGGCGCCCCGGTGCTGCTGTTCACGGACTGGCGCCAGTTGCCGCTCACCACCGATGCGCTGCAGTGTGCCGGCTTCACCTGGCGCGGTATAGCGGTGTGGGACAAAACGGAGGGGGTGCGTCCCCAACTGGGGCGCTTCCGCAATCAGGCCGAGTACGTGGTGTGGGGCAGCAAGGGCAACATGCCGCTGGGCCGGCGCGCCCCGGTATTGCCAGGTGTGGTCCGCGAGAGCGTGCGCAAGGCCGATAAGCATCACATGACCGGCAAGCCCACGGACCTGATGCGACAGCTGGTGCGGATCTGCGAGGAAGGCGGTCGAATCCTCGACCCATTTGCCGGCTCGGGCACTACGCTTGTTGCGGCTGACCTTGAGGGCTACCGCTGGACAGGCATTGAGATGACGACCCATTACTTTGAGGTTGCATCCCGCAGGTTGGCTATCCAGTAGCCTGTAGAGGAAGAAGGTCGCGACGCTGCCTTCTTCCTTGTAGATACGAGCCATTGCCTTGCCCGTCACCGGTGTTTGAGCGCCGCCGGCTCAAGCGGTGGGGAATCCGAATTACCTTCGTCGAAACGCCAAGTCGCCAGAAAGCGATATAGCTCAACAGGCGTATATATTCCAAGCTTCTCCATCGCTAGGTGCTTTCGACGCCTTGCCTCGGGCAGGCTTTCTCCAAGGATGTGGGCCACTTCAGCCAGAGAGTTTCCATCTGCTATTAGCTGTAGGAGCAGTTCCTCATCCAGAGTCAGCCGCCTCACCTCGTTGCAACCAATAGTGTGCTGGTAGATGCCGCTGCTCACATATCGGAAGCCCTGTGCCACGGAGCGCACTGCCGAGGTCAGATGCATGGGTATTTCGTGTTTGGAGACAACCCCTAGCGCTCCGAGGCTGATCGCGATCCGAATAGTTTGAGGCGTGTAGCAATCCGGATAGACAATGAGCTTTATCCTCGGAAATGCACGTCTAACAGCGGCGATGGCTGCTACGCCAGAGTTCATACGCGTGCCAGTCAATCTAAGGCACAGGATCAGCACGTCGCATTCTTCATGGTGTAGCGCTGTGAAAAGGTCATCCAGGGTCCCGGCCTCAGCCACAACGTCTGTTTCTGGATGCATCTCCAGGATGGCGCGAGCTCCTATGCGCACGACGGGGTGATCGTCCGCGACGACGATTCTAGTTCGCTTGAGGGTATGCATACTCTGCTGGGTCCATCTAGGGCATGGCTGCAGTCGCGGGCCGGTGGGCGGCGTTGCAGGGAATTGGGGGGGCACGTTTCCTCCGGTGTGCCGCGTGGCGTTACCAGTCGTAGCTCAGGCCGACACGCGCACTGGCTTGGTGGTAGCGACTGCCCAGCTGTCGGGAGAGGCTGCCCCAAAGGCGCAAGCGTTGGGTGAACTTAGCCGAAGCACCGGCGCTCAGTTCCGCGCGGGAGCGCGGAATTCGAGCGTCAACCTTTTCTCCGTCCATGCTGATTTCAGCCTCAGAACGGTTATGGAGCCAGTTCACGGCGAGGAATGGCTGCATCTGGGCCGCGCCGCCACTCCATCGGGTCACCCCGGACAGCCGCACACCGACGCGGCCTAACATACCTCCGGCGTTATTGGCAGCCACCTCAGTTCCGTTGGTTTCGGTGTGGCGGTAGCTGTCCCAGCGGATGTAGCCAATCTGAAGCTGAGGCTCAAGGTACATGGTACTGGTGCCGCAGCTACCCATTAGGAAGGCGTAGCCAGCCTCGACCGCGCCTTGCCATGCGCGGGTGTCGTAGCGTTCTGCGTTCAAGGCCAGGCCTTCGACACGGTTGCGGAGCTGGGCACGTTGCAACGAACCATCCACGTAGAAACCAGCATAGGGATGGACGGCATTGCCAGCCCGCCACGTGGCATACACACCCAATGCTTCGCCCTTGACCTTGCCGCGAGCGTAGTAGCCGCTGAGCGCATTGGTGGATGTGCTGGTGGCATTGCCGCTGGACAACATCACGCCGACGCCACTACCGCTGTCATTGCGCCACACATCGGCTCCAACGGTAAGCGAATGGCTGTTGCCCTGCACGTTCAGCTGGCGACTGACGGCATCGAAGTGGGTGCGGGAGCCATCTACCTGCGCCCAAGCGCGGCCGCTGTTCTGGCCGGAGTGACGGTCTTGATAGCCGAGACGAAACATGGTCTGAGCGGCCTGCAGGTTCCCTAAGTAGGCCCCACCTTCGGGTCGTAGCACCGGCGCCGGCACCGGCGGATCCACGGGATCCATGGGATCAACCGGATTAACCGGATTAACCGGATTAACCGGATCAACGCCACCGCAACCGGGTAGCGTCGCGTCAGCATCGCAGGGTTCAGGTGTAGTCGGCAGCTGGGACCGCAGGTACCAGTTGCCCGCGTCCTGGAACAGGAAGTACTCGTACTGTCCACCGACGGCGCGGCCGGCCAAGTCGAACTGGCCCTTGGACGCGCCAACAACGGTAATCAGCTCAATGCCTCGTCTCGTTTGCGCTCCGGTTCCGCCAACGTTGTTCACTCGCACGTTGGTCTGGCCGGCGGTAGAGCCTGCGATCATTAGGCGATCGGTAGCTGAGTCGTCTCCACTCAGAGTGGCATGGAACAAGATCGTTCCACCTTGGCCCTGATAGTCCGATCCGACGCTGAGCGTGTTTGAGGTGGTTCCATCGCTGAGCTGAATCAGCGATCCCGCTCCAAGGTACAGTGATCCGGTAGAGCTGTTCCTTGTCATCAGCCAGGCACTATTTGACATAGAGAGGGCAGAGGCACCCAATACGGCCCCCTGTAAAGACGCGCGGTTGCGAAGCGCCATGTCTAGGGCCGCGCCTTCGTCGACTTGGATGCTGCCACTAAGGTTCGAGTTAACGACGCTAAAAAGCGCGCCGGCATCTCTTCTTACCCTAAGGATCGTCCCGTCGCCACCTACAATCGTGGACCCTGCTAGCACATCGATCCGGGCCCCGAGCCCCCCGGCCACGTCTATTGCTGGCCCTGCGAACGATACTAGCTGAGATCCCTCCAGACTGATGCTATTCAGGCTGGTAAGGGACCTCCAACCTAACATCTCGACAGCATTGGTTTGTCCTTTGACCAAACTGTTGCGCAGTGTGATGCTAGCGTCGAACATAGAAATTCCCCACCTTTCGCGCCCAATGATCGCGCTGTTACTTGCGATCATGCTGGAGGTGTCGACATAGGCACCGCTGTTGCCAGTTAAAGTTGTGTTGGTGAAGCTTGCCTCGGGGTCTTGTTCCACGGTGTCGTCTTGGTGGAACATCGCAAGCGCCGAAGTGTTCTGAGAATGGATGATCGAGTTCTCGACCCACAGTTTGCCTTCGGCCATGTGGATGCCTGCGCCTTCACCTGCGATGTTGCTGTCGGCGACTCTTGCATTTCCGCCGTACATCCGAAGGCCGAAGCCCTGACCACCAGTCATGGAACCGTCAGATGCTGCGAGAACATTGCTTAGCTCCAACGTTGCCCCGCGTCCAACCTCTAAGGCTTCGCCGCTAGCGAGAATTGACGAGTTCGACAGCGACAGATAGCTGCCGACGCCACTAACGCTGAAACCCCTCGTACCGGCATTTGCGGTGAGTGAGTCGATCTCGAGTCTGCTGCCCTGAGAAACGCTGCCAGCCGAGAGACCACTGGCTAGGCTTCCGCCTCGGATCGCTCCGGTGCTACCGGTGTAAAGGCGCAGTGGCCCGGAAAGACGCACGTCGTCGCCCTGAACGCTCGATGCGTCTATTTCCGCATACCCCATAGCTGCGCCAGGTGCCAGGATCAGAGTTGCGCCGTTCCGCACGAACCATATATCAGTCGGGTCGCCGGGATTGATTGTGTGGGAAGTGCCGGGGCCTACGAGGTCCCGGCCAAACGTTGCTGTTGCGACCGAGAGTCCCAGCATCGCGAGCGCTATGGAGTTGGCCAAGGGCCGCCGATTGCTGGAGTACATGTCGTTGTCGTCTAGTGGCATTGGCCGCAGGGCCCAGCTTAGTGAAAGGCTGGATTGTTTCTGCCAACTTCCTCGCAGGCTATGCAATTAGTTGCAAAGACCCGGCGTTGCGGCCCCGACTTCAGCATCGATTCAATTTTGCTCGCTTCATCTAACGGACGAGCCGCCATTTAGGCGGCTCGTCTTCTGGTTCGATCAGTCGTTGCTTACCAAGTGTAGCTCATGCCCAGCTGGGCAGTGGTTTGGTGATAGCCAGATGCTTGCTGCCTTGCCAGACCCGCCCAGGCCCCAAATCCATTCACGAACTTGAGCGACGCACCGGCACTGATCTCACCCCGGCTACGTGGTATGCGGGCATCCACGCGCTCATCGTCCATCCACACCTGCGACTCGGCACGAGTGTGCAGCCAGTTGGCAGCGATGTATGGATGCACATCTGTGGTGCCTTGGCCAAAGCGAGTAAGACCGGACAAGCGCAGGCCCACTCGGCCATACAACCCATCGGCATCCTGCGTGGTCACCACCGTGCCATTGGCCTCGGTGTGGCGTAGGTCGTCCCAGCGGTTGTAGCCCACCTGTAGCTGAGGCTCCATGAAGATGCCGCCGGACTGCGCGCCGCCCACACGGAATGCGTACCCGGTTTCAATGCTGCCCTGCCAGCCGCGGCTTTCGTAGCGTTCCGATTCCAGACCTACGCCTTCTACGCGATTGCGGAACTGGGCACGTTGCAACGAACCATCCACGTAGAAACCAGCATACGGATCGACGGCATTGCCACCCCGCCACGTGCCATACACACCCAACGCTTCGCCCTTGACCTTGCCGCGAGCGTAGTAGCCGCTGAGCGCATTGGTGGATGTGCTGGTGGCATTGCCGCTGGACAACATCACGCCGACGCCACTACCGCTGTCATTGCGCCACACATCGGCGCCGACGCTAAGCGACTGGCTGTTGCCCTTCACGTTCAGCTGGCGACTGACGGCATCGAAGTGTGTGCGGGAGCCATCTACTCGCGCCCAAGCGCGGCCGCTGCTCTGGCCGGAGTGACGGTCATGATAGCCGAGACGAAACATGGTCTGCGCAGCCTGTAGGTTTGCCAAATAGGCGCCTCCTTCCGGCCGCAGCACAGGCAGGGGAGGCTCCACCGGATCGACGCCACCGCCGCAACCGGGCAGTATCGGGTCGGCATCGCAGGGGTCCGGTGCAGTGGGCAGTTGGGATCGCAAGTACCAGTTCCCTGCCTCCTTGAAGAGGAAGTAATCGTACTGCCCACCCACAGCCCGGCCTGCCAGATCAAACTGACCGTTGGAAGCGCCAGCTACGGTGACGAGCTCGATGCCATTGACGGTCTGTGCGCCGCCGCCGCCGACATTGTTAACGCGCACGTAAGTCTGTCCGTTGGTATCTCCATCAACAACAACTTTGTCGGATGCTGAATCATCGCCAGCAAGAACTGTGTTGAACAGCATCGTGCCGCCGCTGCCTACATAGTCCCCGCTGATAGCAAGGGTATTGAATGCGCTGCCATCACCGAGCGCGACGGTGCCACCACTTTCGAGACTGAGGTCCCTTATGGCGCTGTTACCCGTGAGTTGCCAGTACCCACCTTGGCCCACGTTGGTTTGCTTGACACCATTGAATGCGCCATTGATACGTCCGCCGTTGAACAGCGACACATTTCCTACGCTTCCGTCTTCAGCGACAACCACGTTGCCCTGCAGAGTGCTTTGTTCCACTGCGAGATTTGCTGTGGTGACGCGGTTGGTCGCACTGCCTTGCGTGACGCTGAGTAGATTTCCGTCTCCTCCGGTCAGGGTAGATCCGCCGCGTACGATGATATCTGTGACAGCAAGCGTACCGGCTCCGTCGGCCATAACGGCAATGGCACTCCCCGCTGTCCCGATCACCGTCGACCCATCAATAATGATTACGCCATCACCTGGTCGATCAATTGAGGAGCCGCCAGGGCCTCGGTTGTTCATTCTTGCGCTTATTCCGTGGGTTTCGCCCTGGACCACTGAGCCACTGGTGATGGTTACGGCTCCCCCAAACGTAGTGATCGCACCATCAAGGATTGTCCCGCCGACAGCAGTGACCTTGGAGTTGTTGAGAACCAATGAGCTACCACTACTCATCGTCACCCCTCGCCCTACACCGGCGATAGAGCTGTCAACAATCGTCGCGCGCGATCCAATAGAGCTTGATTCTTGTACGGTTAGCGATAGGCCGACCCCACCCGTACTTGCAAGTGTTCCTCCTCGGAAAACCGCGCTCGACTGCCCGCCAAGCTGCAACGCCGTCGCCGTGCCACTGTGAAAAATTGCGCCGCCAATAACGTTAATCGATGACTGGCTATCGACATCAGTTCTATCTGCTGTCGCGCCTGCATTGATATTCAAGGTCGATCCATTTGAGACTGACCACGTTTCAATTGGGTCACCGGCATTGACGTCCTGAGTAGATCCGCCACCCACGTTTCCTGCGTAGGCTGGGACTATTGCGGTTAGAACCGCTGCTGCGATCAGCGTGGGTAGCTGCTGGCGAGCAAACGCGATTTTGGCCGAACTTTCGTTAAGGACGCCCTTGGGCCATTTCGTGTGCATTAGCATTTTCATTCTTAGGAGAGGGTTTGATGCTTCACGCCCCGTTTACGTTGGGGAGTGTCGCGATAACGTGATGATCGTCACGCCGGTCCCGTGCGTCCATGCAATTAGTTGCAAAATTGCACGAACACATCCGCTTTCCGCTGACAGATGGTGCCTCGGCGCGCAATCGTCTCCCCGCCACGCCTGCGCACTTCATGGGGTGCTTTTTCTGCGTTGGCTGCAGCAAGGCCCAGCCCCGGCCCTGTATGGCGTTCTCCGGGGTTCTCTGGCGTCGCCGTGCCCTGCGGAACCCTGCGCCGGACGGTCCCTTGCAGGGGTACACAGGACGCCTGACGGCGTGGCCCAACGACTGGCCGTTTTTCGATGTGCCCATCGGAAGGAGGTAATTGGGTAACCCGCATGGGGGCAAATGCCGATGGGCCTACTGCTGCAACGCTTTCCGGGGTTACCCCGGTGGGTAATTGTGAGTAATTTTTGGAGTGGGGAAAGGTTATGTTGTTGATCTCAAACGCCTTTTTCAGGCGCATTGGTTACCCTGCTGAAGGGTAACGTGGTTACTCGGCGGTTACCCTATTATTACCTTATGAGGAGTTTTATATCTAATTGAAATATAAGGAATTTTCGATAAATTTGTGAGGGTGATTACCTGGATTACCTTGTTGCCATGGGCACATCGAGAATTGCCCTATAAAAGGGGGAGGGCGTAGCCACACCCCCATGCGGTCGCTCTGCCGCCGCTAGTACGCCACGCAGGCCGCCGCCGGTTCGCGTCACAGGATCTGAGACGCCGACTCGTATCCTGCCGGCCATGCCGCTGCCCCCCGACTTCTGCTGGACGACACGCTCCGCCAGCCTTCCCAACGATGCTCCGACGGTCATCGTTTGCAGCGGCGTGTGGGTGGTTGCGCTCGCGCAACGGGTGGGCGACGGAATCTGGATCGCCAGTCTCGACCGGCACCGGCATGGCCCGGGCGGCCCGTTCCGCTGGTGTACCAGCTACGAGCAGGGCCGTGCCGGCGCCGAGATTTGGGTGACAAGGCATGAGGCTCGCCTGCGCGAGGATGTGGCCAAGATCGAGGCATACCGGGAGGCGGTACGCGCAAACAGGTTGGCCAGGTTGCATATCAAGCCGCCGTTCGGCTGGGAGGGATAGACGCTTGCCGGCATTGACTCAGCTGACGGGCTGCAGCAGCTGCTCGGGGTTGTTGCGCGGGGGGGCACGGCGCAGCTGACGTGATACAGGTGCCGTCTGGCTCTGCCGCGAGCCACGCGCCGAGCCGGCCAGGGTCGATTCGCCGGAAAAAATCGGAGTGGGCGCCATGCGCGGTGGTGGTTCCACGGACTGCCACCGGAAAAATTGCAGGCCGTATGTGTTTGATTGCACGCAGTAAAGGCAGCGCCTTTTAATCTTTTGGTCGATGGTTCGAATCCATCACGGCCCACCAATTGCATCAACGACTTAGGCGCCCTTGCGGCGCCTTTTTCATATTTCCGGAAAAATTAAGTGGTTCCACGCTCAAGCACGTGCGGCTTGTGAGGCGGTTGAACCACCGGCAGTTCGTGGTCGTAGCGCTGTCGCATCTCTTCGGTGACGTGACCACGTGCGGTCTTGCTGTCGCCGTCGGTGACGCCCCGGTGTTGCAGCCCATGCAAGGCCAAACGCTTGGCGTCGGATGTGACCTAGACGCGAATACCTCGGTGATGACGCGCTGGAGCCTCACCCCAGTGGGTAAGCTACCTGCCGGCGCCGCTGCTGGCCTACCTCATCATTTCCCGTCTGAAGAATCAAAATTCTGCCGGCATTGGCGGAATTCCTCCGCATGAGCCACTACCCATGTCCACATGGGAATCATCAGTACAAGTAGGTCCTTGCCCAGCGCTGTGATGCTGTACTCCACATGTGGCGGTACTTCGCGGAAATCCTGCCGGCTGATCAACCCGTCCCGTTCCAATTGCCGGAGGGTGCGCGTAAGCATGCGCTGGGTGATTCCCTTCATCCGTCGCGCGACCTCGGCATGACGCAGCGTTCCATACACGCCAAGCGCATGGATGATACCCAGGGACCAGCGGCTACCAGCGTGCGCTAAAACCTCCCGGCGCAGTCCATCTTCGTCCTCGCTCATCCCGTCGCATATGGCTTGAGAATGCCTTAGGAGTTCTTCCGGACTCATGAACGGTGCGGTCGGTATCATCGATGTGCCTTCTTACGTGTGGGCCATTAGGCGAGCAGAATCGCCGCCATCGTACACACACAAGGCGATTTCAATGTCATCTCATATCAGCACTATCCCCTCACGGTCGATCCTGGTGCTTGGCGCAGGCGAGCTTGGAATGCCTGTCATCCGGAACCTTGCACGTTTGGCCGTAAGTCATCTAGGCACACGGATCAGTGTGATGCTACGGGCGGCGTCGATCGACTCAGCACTGCCGGAGAAGCAGCGGGTGGTCGATGAAATCCGCGCCTTGGGGGTGAATATCGTTGCTGGTGATCTGGTGACTGAATCAGTAGAAGCGTTGGCGGCTACCTTCGCGCAGTTCGACACAGTGATTGGATGCACCGGCTATGCCGCAGGCCGCGATACGCCAATGAAGGTTGCGCGTGCGGCGGTGAAGTCTGGTATTCCCCGCTACTTCCCTTGGCAGTTCGGTGTCGATTTCGATGCCATTGGGCGCGGTGGCCCCCAGGATCTGTTCGACGCCCAGCTGGACGTGCGCGAGTATCTGCGTTCGCAGACTGCGATGGACTGGGTGATCATCTCCACTGGGATGTTCACCAGCTACCTCTTCGAGCCCGACTTCGGCGTGGTCGACCTGATTGGGCATAAAGTGAACGCACCGGGCTCGGCGAGCAACGCTGTCACCCTGACCACGCCGGATGACATCGGCGCAATGACAGCGCGCATCGTGTTCCATACACCTGCGATCCGCAACGAGATCGTGTATCTGGCAGGTGACACCATCCGCTACGGTGACCTTCCGGATATTCTGCAGAAGGCGTTCGGCGAACCTTTCGAGCTGACGATCTGGGGTGTACCCCAGCTCATGCAGGAACTGGCTAACGACCCGGGCAACATGATAAAGAAGTATCGCGCGGCCTTTGCCCAAGGGAGGGGCGTTGCGTGGGATGTGGAGCGAACCTTCAATGCGAAGATCGGGGCCGAGCTACAGGGCGTGCAGGCGTGGCTGGATTCCAACGTGCAGCGCTCCTGATTTGCTGCTGGATTGTGAGGAGGCGCCTGCTGGGCGCCTTTTTCATTGCCGTCCCCGCCCGCACGCTCACAATGGTCGTACGTCGCGGCACACCAGTTCGCCAACGGCTCGGTAACCGGAGTCAAACGGTGGAGTCTTGGTCGTGGATCCCGTGCATATCCCTTGAGACGCCGGAAAAATTGTCGAGTGAGCTTAGGACCAGCAATGGTTCCACGCTCGGCGGGCGGAAAAATAGAGCGGCGCAACCGGTTGTTTTCAAAGGAATCGCCAGCTTTCTTTTAATCTTTTGGTCGATGGTTCGAATCCATCACGGCCCACCATTGCGACAGAAGGGTTTCGGAGCGATCCGGAGCCCTTTGTTTTTTCCGCAATCGCCGATGTTTTCCTCAAAATCACTTGGTTGGGGTCACGCGATCCCCTTTGCGCTTTCGGGTGTAGGTCTCGGTCCTCACTACTGACGAATGACCCAGCTGCCTTCCGGCGTGCTCGGCACTCCGCCAGCAGCACGCGCGCTGTGCGCTTGGCTTGAGTGGAGCCGTCAGCCATTGGAATCTTCCTCATCGTCGTTCTGGTCGCCTTCGTTGGCGTCCATCCAGATGGAGCAGGTGTGTTTGCCGCGCTGCCACTCGCCGCATTCGTTCCAGTAGAAGCCCTTGCCGCAGGTCTTGCAGACACCGGCATCGCTGAGGTCGAGCGGGTCATCGCAGACGCAGCACGGGCCGATGGGCATGCACTTACCCATGGGCCACCTCCGCGTGCTGCGGAGCCATGGCAGAATGCGGGCCAGTCCACAGGGGGGGCAGGGAATGAGCTGGTGGAAGGGCTTCAACACTTGCTAGCCGCTCGGCGAGTCTAGTTGTGTCGTGTGGTGGGATGCCTGGGCAGTAGTCGCCTCTTTTATTGCAATCATTGCGACGATATTTTTGGGATTCATGACACTCCGTCTCGGGCTCGCGGCAAATCGGGCAACGGCTGCGGCAGTTGCAATCGCCAAGGGCGAAGCGGACGCACGTCGACGCACTGAAACCGACGAGAGAATTGTGCTGTTGCTCTGGCTGGTGACGGAGGTTGGGTCGCAGGTCGTTAGCGCCAGAATTCTCGCGGAGAAGGCGCACGAGCCCGATGCTCATGAGCAGTTCCGAACGGACAGCGCAACTCGTGCCTGGTACATCGCCAGGCTTGCGGAACTGAAACTGCCCGTCGCAACTTCCCTGCGTGACAGGCTTCATCTTCTCGGGCATCCGTTGGCCGGCCGCTTGGCCAGGGCAATCGGGCTGAGCGAGGCCCTGAGCACGCAATCTGATGTGGACTATTCGACGCTGAGCGATGAACTGATGGATAGCTTTTTCTTCAGTCTCGCAAGCTTCTCGGCCGTCTTTAAGCTCGATCTGGAGGCGGTATCTAAAGCGGCCACCAAGGCGAGCGTAGATGCCAGAATCAATGTTGACTTGACCAGCAAACCACCTCAGTAGATGACGAGGTCTGGTGTTTCTGGCAACACTTTCATGTGATTTCATTGCTCCACCTAAGAGGATGCTGCCGAAGATGGGTTGGCGGGTTAGACATAGGTCAGAGTTGGTGGGGTTGCTCAGTGGGAGTCATCGGCCTGCAGCGGCGCGCGCTGGCGCTGTGCCGCGCGTAGCTGCATTTCCTTGCGGAAGGCGGGCAAGTTCCGCAACAGGCCGCGCACGCCGCACCAGGTGAAGTAGGCGATACCTGCGCCGA